ATTTAGATATGGTATGAATACAGATTTGGAGTTTTACGCTGAACCTGCTCTTTTTAAAGAGTGTAAATGTAATAGTTGGTGGATTCAAACTATGTGTGGTGAACAAGTTTTCCAAGAAATGGCCAACAAATACATTATTTGTTGTGGTACCATTATGGGAACTAGAGAAGGCCTTCTTGGTTATCTACAAGTGTTCAGAGAAGAATTTGAAAGAATGAAGGCTGCTGGTCGGGTCTTCATTGGTGGTGAAGATACTGTCGCTCATAATAGATTGATATATACTAATAGAATTCCGTATACTATTAACATAGTACACAATGGTGATGGTGCAGTTTCTACAATGGACCACCAGAAAACATTTACCTTTGATGATAGAGGTAAATATATAAACAACGATGGAACTCCTACTCCTGTTATGCATCAATGGGATAGAGTTAAACCGTTTATTGATAAATTTAATAAAATTGCATTGGAGTGATAATGTTTAGACCAACCGGAAATAATGTATTAATCGAACGTATTGCAGCTGCAAAAGAAACAGCATCAGGAATTATTCTTAAATCTGCTGAAGAACCGGACAAGGCCAAGATTATTGCAATTGGTTCTGATGTAGAAGATGTCAGTGTTGATGAGATTGCTTTGGTTAATTGGAATGCAGCAACCAAGGTGGAAGATGAACTATATATTATTCCAATCGACCAAATTATTTTGATTTTCGAAAACTAGTCTATTGCGGGATAGTTCAGAGGTAGAACGCTAGACTCATAATCTAGAGGCCGTTGGTTCGATTCCATCTCCCGCTTCCAACAACAAAACCCTCCAAGCCTATCAACGATGCTCAAACTGGGGGGTTTCTTTTTTCTGAGGTAAAATTATGAAAATTATTGCACTTAAACTTATTACCGGAGAAGAAATTCTTGGTGAATTCGAAGGTATGATTATCGACGATAAGTCTGAAAAATTCCGAATCAAGAATCCTGTTGGCATCTCAATTGTTCGTGGCAAAGATGGTCAACCCAATATAGGTTTATCACCATTTCCTTTACATTCTGAACAAAAAACAGGTTCAACTATTGACATTGATAGGTCACATGTAGTATACTCCTATGAACCTGCCGAAGATTTCAAGAATAATTATGACCAAATTTTCGGATCGGGAATCATTCTTCCATCAAAACAATTGATTACTGGTTAATGAGTAAAACTTTCTACACAAATATTCAAGTTTCTGGTAGCAACATCCTTTATCGGGGTGTTGTTAACGGAAAGAGAGTAAAACAAAAAATCGAATATTCTCCTTCTCTCTATATTCCATCAAAAATTCCATCAGAGTATAAATCTCTTGAAGGACTCAATCTTCAACAAAAAGTCTTTGGCACAATGCGTGAAGCCAGAGACTATATCAAGCAATTTGATAATGTTTCAGGTGCATCTAAGATTTATGGTAATAATCGTTTTGAATATGCATTCATTGCCGACCAACACAAAGGCATGATTGAATGGGATCAAGACAAGGTCCTTATTGCCGTTATCGATATCGAAGTTGGTTCTGAGAATGGTTTTCCCGATCCATATAAAGCAAATGAACCTATCACAGCTATCACCATCTCTTATTTGAATGGTGCAACCTGGGTATTCGGTTGTGGTGAATATAAGGCGAACGGTGATGAACACTACATTCGATGTAAAGATGAATGGACACTTTGTCGCCAATTTCTGAAACTCTGGACAGAAAGATGTCCGGATGTTATCACCGGTTGGAACACTAAGTTTTTCGATATTCCATATATCATCAATCGTTTTCGTAAAATTTTAGGTGAGGATGACACCAGGAGACTCTCTCCTTGGAATTATGTGTCTGAACGAAAGACAGTCATCAATGGACGAGAAATGATTGCCTACGGGTTTGAGGGTGTTGCCTCACTTGATTATATTGAACTTTACAAGTGGTATGCACCTGGCGGCAAGTCACAAGAATCATATCGTCTTGATAATATCGCAAATGTGGAACTCGGTGAACGTAAGTTGTCGTATGAAGAATATGGTAATCTTCATACATTATATCGTGAAAACTTTCAATTGTTTATTGAGTATAATATCAAAGACGTTGAACTTATTCTTCGACTCGAAGATAAACTTAAGCTTCTTGAATTAGGTTTGACTCTTGCATACGATACTAAGTCCAATTATGAGGATATCTTTGCACAAACCAGAATGTGGGATTCTCTGACATATTCTTATTTGTTGGAAAGAAACATTATTGTTCCTCCAAGAATTGTCAAAGATAAAGAATCGGCTTTTGAGGGTGCTTATGTAAAAGATCCTCAAGTTGGATTGCATAATTGGGTAGCATCGTTTGACCTTAATAGTCTATATCCGCATTTGATGATGCAGTATAATATTTCTCCAGAAACTCTTATTGAGCCTGAAGATTATACTCAAGATATGCGCGATGTTCTGTCTCAAGGTGTGTCTGTTGATAAACTTTTAAACAAGATGATTGATACTTCTAAACTTGAAGGTGTAACTCTGACACCCAATGGTCAGTTCTTCAAAACAAACTTTCAAGGTTTTCTACCTAGAATGATGGAAGAAATGTATGAAGATCGAAAGAAGTTCAAGAATATGATGCTTGAATCCAAGCAAGAATATGAAAATGAAACTGATGCAAACAAGAAACACGAATTGTCCAAAAGAATTGCACGATATGACAATCTGCAACTTGCAAAGAAAGTTTCATTGAACTCTGCTTATGGTGCCTTGGGTTCACAATATTTTAGATTTTATGATTTGCGTATGGCACTTGGTGTAACTTCCGCAGGACAGCTTTCTATTCGATGGATCGAGAATAAAATAAATGAATACATGAATAAACTTTTGGAGAGTAATAGTGACTATGTTATTGCGTCAGATACGGATTCGATTTACCTCAATCTTGGTCCGCTTGTGGACAAGTTCGTACAATCGGGAAAGTCGATTACAACAGTTATCTCCTTCATGGATAAAATCTGTAAAGATAAGATTGAACCGTATATTGACAGAAGTTACTCTGAGCTTGCTTCTTATGTTAACGCCTACGACCAAAAAATGAGAATGAAACGCGAGGCATTAGCAAACAAAGGTGTTTGGACTGCCAAGAAGCGTTACATTCTTAATGTTTACAATAATGAAGGTGTTCAATACAAAGAACCAAAGATGAAAGTCATGGGTCTTGAAATGATTAAGTCATCAACACCTTCAGCTATTCGTGAGAAAATGAAAGAAGCTATCAATTTGATGATGACTGGTACAGAAGAAGATGTACATTCATTTATTGAGAATTTCAGAAATCAATTCAAAGGATTGCCACCAGAAGAGATTTCTTTTCCCAGGGGTTTGAATGGTCTGAAGACCTATTCTGATGCAGCTACATTATACAAAAAAGGTTGTCCTATTCATGTGAAGGGCGCTATTCTATATAATTATTATCTCAAACAATTAAAATTGGACAAACAATATCCAATGATTCAAGAAGGTGAAAAGTTAAAGTTTACCTATCTTAAATTGCCAAATCCATTTAAAGAAACGGTCATTTCTTATCCACAAAAATTACCCACTGAATTTGGGCTTGACAATTATATTGATTATGATTTACAATTCAACAAATCTTTTCTCGACCCCATCAAGATTATTCTAGACTGTATGGGATGGAAAACAGAAAAGACTAGTTCACTTGATGATTTTTTTAACTAAGGTGTAAAATGAGTATTCTTGATAAAATCAAAAAGAATTCCAGTATTAAAGATTCTGCAATTCTATCTAAGTCAAAGTTCTTTACTGATAAGGACATGATTCCTACGGCCATTCCTGCAATCAATATTGCACTATCGGGTAAACTTGATGGTGGTCTTACACCTGGTCTTACTATGTGGGCCGGACCAAGTAAACACTTCAAGACAGCATTCAGTTTGTTAATGGCGAAATCTTATTTGGAGAAATATGAAGATGCAGCACTCTTATTCTATGATAGTGAATTTGGCACACCACAATCTTACTTTGATTCTTTTGGAATCGATACTGATAGGGTACTTCATACTCCTCTAACAGATATTGAACAACTTAAATTCGATATTATGAATCAAATCACCAATGTCGAACGTGGTGAACATTTGATTATTGTAATTGATTCGATTGGTAATCTGGCATCAAAGAAAGAAGTTGATGATGCTCTTGATGGTAAATCTGTTGCTGACATGTCAAGAGCAAAACAAGTTAAGTCATTGTTCCGTATGGTAACTCCACATTTATCATTGAAAGATATTCCTATGATTGTGGTAAATCATACATACATGGAAATTGGTATGTTCCCCAAAGCAATTGTCGGTGGTGGAACCGGTTCTTATTATTCGGCTGATAATATCTTCATTATTGGTCGTCAACAAGAAAAAGATGGAAAAGAAGTCGTTGGTTACGATTTTATAATCAACGTGGAGAAATCAAGATATGTCAAAGAAAAATCTAAAATACCTGTTACTGTATCTTTTGATGGTGGCATCAGCCGTTGGTCTGGTCTCCTTGAATTGGCTCTTGAATCCGGACATGTTGTCAAACCCTCTAACGGATGGTACTCTAAAGTCAATATCGAAACCGGTGAAGTAGAAGAAAAAAGATACAGAGAAAAAGATACTGATACTAAAGATTTTTGGTTACCTATTTTAAAAGAAAAGTCATTTAGAGTTTTTATTGAAAACAAATATAGAGTATCTTCTGGAGATATTATTAAACAAGAGGATGATGGGGAGGTAGAAAATGGTTGAAGGTATTGATTATCAATATATTTACCCAGCAAAAGATCCCTCAGCAGTTCACATTGAATTGTTGCAGGGTCCTTATGTTGGTACTGTATTTCAATATGGCAAGGTAAAATTTGAAGAAAAAGATGAAAATGTCTATTTACTTTTCGGTTATGATGTGATACAATCCAAAGTATCAAAGCCAAAGAAATTGGAGAAATCAGAAGACTTCAAA